AGATGAAAGAAGGCGGCTCGATCAAGATGACGGGTGGAGCCAGCATCACTATGAGTGCCGATGGCGGCATCAAGATTGGCTGAGCTTCTTAGTCACTTGCTCTTCTATGTCTGACACCACCGCCTGGAAGGAATACTGCGAAGCCAGCCTTGACCTGAGCAATCAGCATGAGGTTGGCGAGGCAGGAGCTATTGCAGCTTTGGACGATCTTTACGCCAACAACGACGAAGGCATGAAGCACCTTGCTGACAGCTAGAAATCCACGTCACTAGTGGGGCGGGGATCGTCTAGGCAAATCTAAGCATGTATAGCCCTTGTGGCTTATACATCGGTAGATTTTGCTAGAGGCGGTGTTAGACAGAAACTAGGTTGACCTGGGCGAGAGATCACAGAGCCACCTTGGTCTTGGCACCGCTGTTCCAGCTTGTTGTTCGATGCGTGAAGCAATCCAATCCAAACGGCTGTAGAAAGTGTGATGACAAGTGTGGCGATAATTGTTTGTTTCATCGGGCGCGGGCGGTTTTGAAGAGATGCTCAGTAGTCTTTGACGTTACTATACGTGCTTGACAACACAGAGCTGGCGTTGTAGTGTGCTGGCTCCTTTACTTTTTGTAATGCCTACAACGCTTAGCGAACTCTGGGACGCCTTTCTCCAAGAGCGCTCCATATCCCTTTGCCCTACAAGCCTTACGTCTGACTACCGACAAGTAACGAAATGGCTGCGGCGCTGCCCAGTTCAGGACATCGAGCAAGCCAGGAAGATCATGATTTGGATCCTTGGCGAAAAACCTGTGCTATCAGCAAGGCGCGTAGCCATGTACACCAAGACGATGTACAAGTGGGCGGCCCAAGAAGATGTGGCTTACCTGCAGCGCAATCCGCTGGCCAGCTTCAAGATGCCAAAAGCGCCACAGAAGGATGAAGAAATTATCGTGATTCCACGCAACGAGGTCGCGCTGGTTCTATGCGCCCTTGAAGCGAAAATGACCTATCGCACCGTCAACTGGTCTTGGTACACCGAATTTATGCTTCAGACCGCAATGCGGACTGGAGAGGTGCGGGCGTTGATGTGGAAAGACATCAGGGAGAACAAGATTCTTGTCCATCAAAACTACACACTTACTCATGGCCTGAAAAACAGCACAAAAACCAACAAGAAACGATGGGTGCCGCTGAACGTAAAATGTCAAGCAATTCTCGATCAGTTGCCGAAAGACGGCGACTACATCTTTCCTTGGGACAGGCTTGCGTTCCAAAGTTATTTCAGGCGCAAGATGCAAGTTTTGCATAAAGCCGAACTGGTGTCTCACGTTTATCGCCCCTACGACTGCCGCCACACAGCGATCAGTCGCTGGATCGAGGCTGGTATACCAGTACCACAGGTTGCGGCGTGGGCCGGGAACACTAGCGAAGTGATCTTCAAGCATTACTGCAACAGCACGCAAGAATACGAGATACCCGAACTATGACACCGCTTGTTTTTCTAATACACTGTCAATAGGTTCATTTTTCTCATGACCACCACATTCACCTGGGCGATTGCCAACCTAGAGCGGGAAACCGCTGATGGGTTCGTCTACAATGCCCATTACACCGTTAATGCAGAGGACGGTACTTACTCTGCAGGCGCTTATGGCAGCATCGGCCTGGAGCGTCCCGACAGCCTTATCCCCTTTGATGACCTGACCGAAGACATGGTGGTCAGTTGGATCAAGGATAAGTTTGGTGACGAAAAAGTTGCTGAAATCGAAACCGCACTCCAAGCGCAGCTCGACGAGAAGCACTCGCCAACCAAAGCTGCTGGTGTGCCGTGGAGCTGAGTTAAACTGAAGCGTAGGCCGCTGCAGGCACCGATCCTTTAATTAGAACAGCGGCTATTAAAGGCAAACCCGACAACCTTTAATAAGGATCAGGATTGGTACAGCACTTGATGCTCAAATTAACGAAAAATTAGCACCAACTAAAGCTACTGGTGTTCCTTGGTAACTACAGGGTTTGTTAATTGGATGTACCAACCATCCTGACCAAAAACGCCATTTTCTTTAAATTCTGGTTGCGGCTGGGGATCTAACTCTTCAGTCGCTTCTTTATATTTACGTATTTCTTCATTTAAATTTGCTGTAGTTTTTGCTTCACGCCAAAACGTTACTAGCCAATTAATAAAGTATTGAATAAGCTGTTGAAGTAAATCTTTTACAGGTTTCATTGTGCCTTTTAAATCCGAAAAACAACGTAAGTACCTTTATGCTAAAAAGCCAAAGGTTGCTGAACAATTTGCCAAACATAGCAATAAAAGTGGCAAAATGAAAAAAGGATACAAAACAAAGTAATTTTATGGCCGCTAAAAAGAAAGGACCCTGTTGGAAGGGTTATGAAATGGTTGGTATGAAAAAGAAAGGTGGCAAAAATGTCCCTAATTGTGTCCCATCTAAAGGTAAATAATTATGCCTTCATTTGAAATTAAAGGTTACAAAAAAGGTAAGCCTGGTTCTGGTCCTAGCCTTCCTGACACTGGTGGCACCACTAAGCCGCTACCAAAGGGTCATAATTATCGTCCAGGATCAATTGACGTTCAAGGAACTCGTTTGGCTTACAAAATGAAGCAGGGTTTCGGAAAGTCTTAATTATGGAACCGTCTTTCATCTTGTCAGTAATTTTAGGTGCTGCCAGTATTGGTGGTGGTGTTTTTACTTGGTCCCACAAACGATTTGAATCTGTTGATCGTCGTGTTGATCGGTTAGAAGTAATTCTTAACAAAGAATTTGTTAGAAAGGACGAGTTAATGCCTATGATTGATCGGTTGGAACAACAAATTCAACGGATTGATGAAAAATTAGACAGGATCCTTTTAAATGGCCGACATCTCTCTTCGTAATGTAGCTAAGTATTACAACGAAAAGCCACATCAAGACTATGCTCTAGATTTTCTTCAAGATCAAATTCCTCCTGGAACTCTTGAAAAATTTGCTCAGCTTTGGCGTAGCGGACCTAAACAACATCCAAATTACGTTAAATATCAAGTTACCGCTGAGATGCTCGCTAAGCTTACGGGGCATTCTGCTAAAAGTTTTGATGATGCGTTTCTAGATGATCTTCAATCGTTGCTAGATGCTACTGGATTTAATAAAGACCTTACAGCACGACGCATGTTGATTGCTCAGATGGCGCATGAAAGCGCTGGATTTGTTTATATGAAAGAAATTGATCCTGGATATTATTTAGAAGGAAGAAAAGATATTGGAAATATTTATCCCGGTGACGGTCCTAAATTTCGTGGCTGCGGCCCTATTCAACTGACAGGTCGTGCAAATCATCAGAATTTTTCAAATTGGATGACCAAACGTGGTACTCCAGATGAGAAAATTATGAAACTTGGTACGGACTATACAGCTAATATTTATCCGTTTCTTTGTGCTTATAAATGGCTTGTTGATAACGATTATTTAAATATTTGTAAAACTGGAGATGTGTATAGTGCTACTAGGAGGCTAAACGGAGGCCTCAACGGTATCCAAGATCGGATCTATTATTGGGAACGTAGTCAAACTTGTATTAATTAATCATGGATTTTTCTGACCCTACTGTTCAGGCTGCTCTGTGGTCTCTGGCTTTTGTTCTGTCAGAGCTGATCGGTGCTTCCAAACTTAAAGAGAATAGCCTCGTACAATTGATGTTGAAAGCGTTCCGAGTTCTCTATGGCAGCTTCTCCAAAAAAGTCTCTAAATAAAACTGAAGGTCTTGCTTCTGAAGACGATCTTTTTAGTCTTCACCGTTTGGTAGCAACTAAACTTATTGATCAACTTAATCGTGACGATGTAAAAGCATCTGATCTTGCTAACGCAATTAAGTTCCTTAAAGATCAAGGTATTACTGCTCTTAATGGTGGTGATATTTCTGCTATTTCTGAAATGATTTCTGCTTTGCCAGAAGTCGATTTGAAGAAAGTTAGGTCTTATATTGGTGTGTAGGAACTCCAATTCCTATATGTACCAAGCAAAGTCCCCGGTATGGTGATCCAATCGCCTGCTGGGGATTTTGTCTATTTGACGCCTGATGCAGCTATGGCGAATCTTCAATCCCTTCAACGACGTGATGCAGTCAGAGCTTGGAAACAAGGAATCAAAAACGCTTTTGGATGTAAATGTGCTTATTGCGGTGTAAAAAGTAACGCTTTAACTCTTGATCACATTCACCCCAAAACTAAAGGAGGACAAGATTTAGCTACAAATATTGTTCCAGCTTGTATTAGTTGTAACCAAGATAAAGGAAGTGAAAATTGGAGGTTGTGGTATCGAGATCAAGAGCATTATTCTGCTAAACGCGAATGGATGATTGATCAATGGATGAACTCCCTCCTATGCCCAATTTGGAACTCTCAATTGAGCAACAACTGCGCTTAGAACGCATGAAACGAGAACTTCCTAATGCTCCTCGTGAAAAATTAGAAGATCTCACGTATCAATTCATAAAAATGAATTTCGTGTTGCAGAATAACTTAAGTCAAGTATTTAAATGGGCTAGCAGTGCCAAGAACCAATAAACAAACTGAAAAATTAATTCAAGAGGCTGTAGCTTCGTTTCCTGTTTTTGCTACGCATCTGTGGCATTACCTTCGATTACCTAGCCCTACACCTGTTCAATATCAACTTGCTGATTACCTCCAAAACGGCCCTGAACGGCGAATCATCATGGCCTATAGGGGTTGTGGTAAATCGTTCCTAACGGCTGGCTACGTCCTTTGGAGGCTTCGTAGAGACCCTGATTGTAAGGTCTTGGTGATCTCTGCAGCTCAAGATCGTGCTGATGCGTTTTCTGTATTTTGTCACGATTTGCTGCGGAACTGGTTCATGGTTAAAGATCTATTCCCTAGCGACACTCAGCGCTTCTCTAAGGTCGCTTTTGACGTTTATGGGGCTAAACCCGATCAAAGCCCTTCCGTGCGTTCTAGCGGCATTTTCGGGCAAATCACGGGCTCTCGTGCAGACCTCATCGTTGCTGATGATGTAGAAACCCCTCAGTCCTGTGAAACTCAACTTATTAGAGACAAATTACGTGAATCAATTAAAGAATTTGATTCCGTTATTAAACCTGGTGGAGAAATTGTGTTTCTTGGTACTCCACATACTCAAGACTCTATTTACGCAAAACTTGAACTAGCTGGTTATTCCTGTCGTATTTGGCCTGCTCTTTATCCGTCTCAAAAGAAACTTACCAATTACTACGGAAGTCGGCTTGCTCCAAAACTACTGTCAGATCTAGAAAACGATAAAACTCTTGCTGGACACCCAGTTGATCCTCGTCGTTTTGGTTGGGAAGAACTGGAAGCTAGACAGCTTTCTATTGGTAGATCAACGTTTAACCTTCAGTTTTTGCTGGATATCAGCCTTAGTGATGAAGAACGTTATCCATTAAAACTTCGTGACCTTTGTGTGTTTCGTCTTAACCGTGAACGAGGTCCAGATAAAGTTGTGTGGCTTGCTAACGGTGATAAAGCTCTAGATCTACCATCTGTCGGTCTTCACGGAGACTTGTTTTACAAGCCTGCCCAAATCGGTTCTGAGTTTCTTGAATACACCGGAGTTGTACTGTCCATAGACCCTTCTGGACGGGGTTCTGATGAACTCGGGTACGCAGTAGTCGCTTATTTGAACGGAAACCTCTTTCTTCTTGCTTCTGGTGGTTTGAGAGGTGGTTACAGCGAAAGTAACCTTAAAAAACTTACCCTCATCGCAAAAGAGTACAAGGTCAAACAAATACTTGTTGAAAGTAATCTCGGCTTGGGTATGTTCTCGGAACTCCTTAAGCGTTACCTCGGTGTAATTTACCCCTGCTCTGTCGAAGAGGTCCGACACACAAAACAAAAAGAGTTGAGAATTATTGACACGCTTGAACCTGTTCTTAATCAACACAGGTTGATGGTTGATACTGACGTAATCACTGAGGATTTTAAATCTACTGAAATTTATCCAAGCGAAACTAGATCTCAATACCAGCTCTTTTGGCAACTTACCCGCATAACCAAAGACAAAAATTCCATCAAGCATGATGACCGTTTAGATGCTTTAGCTATGGCAGTTCAGTACTTTACTGAATCCATGGCCCTTACCGAAAAGAAAGCTATGGATTCAAGATTTGCTGAACAGTGGGAGTTGGAACGTAAGTTTATTCAGGGTGATAACGGACTCTCTATTGACGCTATTGGATACGCTCAGAGCTTAGAAGACCTTCAGAAGGCCCTAGGAGCCTCTACAGGGGGCTCTAACTGGTTGTCGAGTATGTAGAGGTCTAAAAGGGGCTACAGGGGCCTTAGAGAGGCTTTTAGGACGGTGTTAGTAAAAAAGCGGTTACTTGGATTTCTAATAATTAATGTTTATTAAGAAAACAAGTAAAAGTGGGTTTCGCTACGAATGGTCAGGAATTGATTCAAAGGCGCGACGGGTGTTGGTCAGTCATTGTTGTTTTTCGTAGTCAAACGTTTTAACCAAAGAGTCAGCTAAATCAGCTAAGTACTCTTCAGGGCTTTGCTCTACTTCAGCAGCCTCTTTAACTAAACCCCAATATGTATTGTTTGATACAACAACTTCAATACTCCAAGTTCCTGCGTGGTGAGACCAGTTCATACGGATGCTGTAGTTAAACAAGACTTACGCACCTTAAAGCAAGCCCCTTTGGGGTTTACGCAAAAACAGCCAGTTTTAAAAGTGGCCCTTTAGGGGCTTACGCTCGCTAGTAAAAGGCTTGACAAAAGAAAAACCTTGAGTAGGATCTAAATATAAATACGGTATTTAAACAGTTAAAGACCTGTTTTAAACAGTATTAAATGGTCCTTGAAAAGAAAGTTTTAAATTGTTCTTTTATTAGTTTCTTTCTGTTCTTTAAAGACCACTAAACAGTGTTTAAATATATAAACAGTAATTAGTACAGTAGTACCAACAGTTATACCCTATACTGCTTAAGCCTCTAAACCACTCCTAATGACCGTTAAGCTGGTTACTAGCACTCCTAAAGCAGAAGAACTTATTGTTTATATGGCTAGGGTTAGTAATCCTAATAATCAACTAAAAGGAGACGCATCAGAACGATTAATTAAATACCTCATTAAACATAAACACTGGTCTCCTTTTGAGATGTGTCATCTAGTGCTAGAGATCAATACAACTAGATCTATTGCTCAACAAATACTTCGTCACAGAAGTTTTAGTTTTCAAGAATTTAGTCAACGCTATGCAGATATCAAAGAGTTGGGATATCCAGTTACTCCTCATCTCCGTAGACAAGATCTAACCAACAGACAAAATTCTGTTGATGATTTATCCCCTGATCAAACTCAACTGTTTTACAGACGTATTAATTACCTTTTTGAAGAATCTCTAGACCTCTATAGAGAAATGGTTAGCTCTGGTGTAGCTAAAGAAACAGCTAGAGATATCCTTCCTCTCGCTTCTCCTAGCCGTCTTTACATGGCAGGAACTATTAGATCTTGGATTCATTACATAGATCTAAGGTCTCAAAATGGGACTCAACTAGAACACATAAGAATTGCTCTTCAAGCTAAAGAAATATTTAAACAACAATTTCCTATGATTAGTAAAGCTCTTGATTGGTAAACCTAAATGTCTCGTAATTACCGCAAAGAATACGATAACTACCACTCAAAACCTGAACAACGGGCTAACAGAAGTAGTAGAAATAAAGCTCGTAGAAAACTTGTAAATGCTGGTAAAAACGTAGCTGGTAAAGACGTTGATCATAAAAACGGTAACCCTAGGGATAATAGGCTTTCTAACCTGTCTATTACGTCTAAGAGTACTAATAGGTCTAAGAAGTAAAAGAACGGCCTTGTAGAGGCTTCTAGAGGGGTCTCAGAGGGGTTTAAAGACGGTGTTGATGCGGTCAAATATTTTTACTTCGCATTTTTGAGCACTAGTTAGCGTTAGGACCGCCCCCACTGCCCCCCTCCAGGGTCCATTTAGGCCGCTTATAGCTATTGAGAATCGTTTGCAAATGCTGCTATGCGTCTAGGAGCATATTTGCTGGCAAGCATTGACGCATGTTTATGTTTTTATGCGTTTTAAAGCATATCTAGGGGTTTGTGTGTTTATGCTTCTACACGCATACACACGCGAGCGCTTCCCCAACTTTTTCCACAGGTTTTTCCACAGGCTCAGAGATTTGTGAAGCTTTACAACAAACCTCTAGCTCCGTCCCGAATCCGTGCAATCATTCCATCGACGGCCAATTAAAGCCGTCTCAGTCCCTTCTCTGAACCTCTACAACATGCCTCAATCGAAACTCCTAGCTGATTACCCTCTAACTCTTTCAGAGGCTCTTACAGAGGCCTATGCCTTCCAATTAAAGGGTCCTCGACAGAAAGACCATTATTCAACCCTCGCAGTATTCGACAACTTAGACAAAGCGGTTAAGTTCTTTGGTTCTTTTCCTTCTGTTCCTGGTTGTTCTGTTCGATTAATTACACCAAACAAAGAGATTATTTGTCATCTTCGTTACAACTTTAGAGCTTGCTCTTTTTCTATTGGTTCTGTTGCTTGGATGATTGAACAATCCAGGGAAATTAATACGGTTGTAATTAACGAAAAGAAAGAACCAAGACTTCCCAGGTTTAGTGTGCGTCGCATTGCAAACAAAGCTCTTAAAAGCTTTCAAAAGGAAGCCTCTAGTTTCTTTGGTGTTATTGCATGAATAGTTTCGACGGTTATTACGATCGCCTTCTCTCTAACTATGAGAGAGATTTAGACCTTTATGACTTGTTTCTTCTTTCTGATTATGACGATTTTCAACGCTTCAAAATTGAATACAGAAACAACAGAAAAGAAAACTTTCTCGGATATTTTGATTGAAATTTGAAGTTTACTGTGAATTGATCGGCGCAACTTCTACGCTCGCTGCTTATTAGTGAGCGTGAAAATACTTTTCTACGAATTGTTCCTTCTTTCTGATTATGTCGACTTTCCATCTTTCAAAGAAAACAAGTAACAAGAAATTAGGGAAGATAGCTTCCTCGACTTCTAGCGCTGACACTTGCTCCGTTTCTTGCCCTCTATATCACGATTGCTACGCCAAACGAGGGCCGCAGTCTTGGCACTGGTCAAAGGTAACCAAAGGAGAGAGAGGCGTAGACTTTGACGCTTTCTGTAATCAGGTTGAGTCACTAAAACCAGGGACTATGTTCCGTCATAATGTGAGCGGAGATCTTCCCTATGTTTCACATTATGAAGGCGAAACTTGGCGGTTAATTGATACAGAAAAACTCGACAAATTACAATGCGCGGCTGTTAATGCTGACCTTAAGTTTTACACCTACACTCATTTACACACTGACAATCGCTACGGTGACGCTAACAGCAACACAATCCTTAGGTTTAGTGGCCCTAAGTTTGTTATCAATGTTTCAACCGAAACCGTAGAAAGTGCTGTCGATCGTTACAGAAACGGTTTCGATGTAGTGATCACTGATTCAACAGTGTTCGAGTTAGCAGTTAACGCGATTAAAGAAAACAAACGACCGCTAATGATTGCCGATTCTCAAGATTTAAACAATCCAGTTAAAGTTATCCCTTGCCCTGAACAATACACGGACACTGCTAAGTGTGAAACTTGCGGGTTATGTGCAAAGGCTAATCGTAAGTTTGTTATTGCTTTTAAGAAACATTAATGAAAATTAAATGTACAAATTCATTAATCTACTGTTTGCTTTTTGTTTATTCTCTCTGCCTGTCGTTATCTTTACACTTGCTGCTCTCCATTCCCGCTAATTGATTGTCATTAAAAAGGCCCTTTAATTAGGGTCTTTTTTTTTATTTATTCTTATTGATAACAAGAATCAATAGCAACTACTAGGTATTAGTACTTATGTACTGTAATACACCTGAACTGTAATACAGATGTTCGGTCTTTACTAATTGAGAACAGGAATCAATAATGAACTACTATCACGATTGCCACGGGTCACCACGAGTCACACCATTTAAACTGAACGACAGGAGTACTTAAGCCTTGATGATGACTACAAACCCTAAGGAAAAGTTTTACGGGCCTTTAAAGAAAGTAGCTGCTCAGTATATTCCGCTGTTGATGGCTCGCATGAAAGTTTTAGAACAGAGGGCTCAACAAGCTGTTGAATTTCTTGATATTGATGAAGATCTAGATCAAGAGGAAGTGATGTCTGTTGCACAGGCTCAGTCAGACCTACACAAAGCAGTCCTTGAAGCAGGAATGTGTCAATCATTAGTTAGTAGTTTTGCTGATTTACTTGAAAACGATTATCAAAAAATTAGAGACAGTAAATGCTTTTTCATTAATGAAGATGGAGAAGTTGAACCGTTGTATTACGACGGTGAATCTTAAACATCAATCAAGATATCTCCAGAAACCTTTTCAAGAGCCATGAGGTATCCATCCCAATAGATTTTGTCGTGGTCTGCTTTGGCTTTTTTGTATTCGTCTTGAGCGTACTCATACTCTTCAATGAATTCTTCAACATTGATCAAAAGTGTTTTGTTGTAATTAGTTTTGTCTGGATCAAAGAAATCATCATCAGTAGCTTCTGCTGTGTACACTGTTTTAAAGGTCTTAAAAGAACAATAAGAGAACAGTTAAAAACTAGTTAGAAACAGTCTTTTCAAGGACTGTCTAAAACTGGTTTAAAACCAATTCTTAATAAGCATAATGAGAGGGCCTTTTAACGGTGACCGAAGGTGGACACTTAAACAGGTGTCCCTTAGGACTAGCTTTGGTGTAACCCTGTGACTACCTTTTGGTGGTCCACATCTGGTCTTTACCACAATGCAGATTCAAGGAGAGCTGACTGGGTACATCCCGAGCTTTTATGAAGCACCGACGTACAACAACGAGCCAACTGATTTTCGGTTGAAGGTCCTTGTAAAAGAAGCAGAGGAGCTTATTGAGAAGATTTCTCTTGAGTACGACAGGGCTTGTGAGTGGTTTGCTCACGCCACGGGTCGTAGGAGTTTTTTTGATGCACCGTTTGAAATGAGCAACGATGGTTCTGCTTTGGTGAAACTGACTGCAAAGGTTTCGTATGGTGAGTTTCCGTTTCCTGTTGTGGATTCTGACCTTGAGCCTCTAGCCCAGGATTTGATCGTTAGAAGCGGCTCTAAGGTCATTGTTCACGCTGAGCCTACGTTCCACCCCAAGAGGGCTCCTAAGGGCGGTCTGAGGCTGCGTCCAGTGGGTATACAGATCGTTGAGGTTATAACCACCAAAGGTCGAGACAGCGGTGGGTTTGATGTGAGCAAAATGTTCACGAAACAACAAGGCTTTAAACAGGGCTCACCAAAAGTTGAAGAACTTGCTACTGTCTCTGACGGAGACCCTGATTTCTAAAGAGTATGACCCGACGATTTCATAAGTACGGTAAACGTCAAACTGATGGATTTCGATCGGGTTTTGAAAGCAAAGTAGCTAAAGATCTTACGAACAACGGTGTGTATTGGGAGTATGAACAACGCAAGTTTGATCTTGTAATTCCTCGTAGTTACACACCTGACTTTGTTCTTGGTAACGGAGTTGTTCTTGAGGTCAAAGGTTATTTTGATGCTGAGGATCGGAGACTGATCAAACTATTTCGTGAGCAGCATCCTGATGTTGACTTACGAATGGTGTTGCAGAAACCGTATCAAAAGCTACAAAAAGGTGGACGCATGGACTATGCGGGTTGGTGTGAGAAGTACAATGTCCCTTGGTGTGAGGGTCCTTCATTGCCACAAGACTGGGTTCTGCTATGATTCAGTCGGACAGATGAAGGACAACTGACCTCCAGGGGATTCGTTCCTTTGGAGGTCTTTTTATGTCTCGCGTTGTCGGAAGACTGAGTTGCCCGCAATGTGGTTCACGCGACAACGTTGCTTTGTATGACGATGGTGGTCAACACTGCTTTACGCCTAGTTGTCACTATCACGTTTCAGCTCAAAGTTCTTCATCTTTTCCAATGACCAAACCACAACCTATTGAAAGCCATGAGATTGAACCGATTCTTGGTGCGTATCAAGAGATTCAATCTCGCAAAATACCTAAAGAAACCTCGCAATTTTTCGGTTACTTTAAAAGTACATACGGGGACTCCGAAGCTTACTTTTGGCCGATATACGACAAGGAGCGACGACTCACTGGGTACAAAATTCGTAAACCGAACAAGCAATTTATTCAACACGGTTCCAATCCTGATCATACATTTCTGGGTCAAGAGAAATGGAGTAACGGAGGAAAACTGCTCGTTATCTTTGAGGGTGAATACGATTGCTTATCCTATGCAGCAATCAGGAAAACATGGCCGTGCGTGTCGTTATCGAATGGTGCTGACTCTGCAGAAAAATCTGTACGAGCAAATCTCGATTGGCTTTTGAAATTTGAAGAGGTGATCTTGTGTTTTGACAACGATGAGCACGGTCAGAAAGCGGCTAAGAAGGCCGTTCAACTGCTTCCACCACGCAAAGGTAAGGTAGGAATCATTGAGGGTTATAAAGACGCCTCTGAAGCCCTTGTAGACGGCAATAACAAAGCCATCATGCAGATGGTTTGGACAGCTACAGAATATGAACCTGATGGGATTGTTAGTGGCAGTACTTTGTTAAAGGCTGTACTTGAAGATCCAAAAGTTGAAAGTGTTGAGTATCCATATAGTTTCCTTAATGAGAAACTTTATGGATTACGTAAAGGCGAATTAATTACCATTACTGCTGGTACTGGTATTGGTAAAAGTACTTTTGTTTCTGAAGTGGCTTATGACTTACTTGTACGGCAAGAAGAAACGGTTGGTTACGTTGCTTTGGAGGAAAATATACGTCGCACTGCTCGACGTTTTGTTGGGATGGAGCTTAATTACCCTGTACACATTGATCGAGGCTATTTCAGTGACGAGCAAATTAAAGAAGCATTTGAAAAAACACTTGGGACCGGCAGGTTATTTCTGTATGACCACTTTGGCTCTCTTGACCCTACCGTTCTTCTTAATCGGATACGTCATTTGGTTTCTGGTTGTGGTTGTAATTGGATTATTTTCGATCACCTTTCGATTTTGGTGTCTGGTTTGGATCAAGGAGATGAGAGAAGAGCTATTGACCAAACGATGACAAAACTACGCAGTTTTGTTGAAGAAACAAATTGTGGAATGTTACTTGTATCTCACCTTCGTAGACCACAAGGAGATCGAGGTCATGAAAACGGTGCACAAACTAGTCTTAGTCAGCTTCGTGGCAGCCATAGCATCCCTCAACTTAGTGATGTTTGTATTGGCCTCGAACGAGATCAACAGGCTACAGAAACTAGTACTGCTACAACAGTACGAGTGCTTAAGAATCGGTTTACAGGATGGTGTGGAGTCGCTGGAACTGTAAAGTATGACGAAAATACAGGCAGAATGTTGGAGCTTAAAAGCACTAACAATCAAAAACAACCGAAGGTAGATGATTCTTTTGAGACCGACTTTTGATGTTCACATCAGGAGGCTGAATACTTTGAAGCTTTCTATTCTTGCTGCTTCTGAACGTGGCAAGTTATCTTGCAAACCTTTCTTCAAGTCCAATGACTTCTGTTACACCATCAAGAACGAACAACTTGATGAGTTCCTCGATTATTGCGAAGAATCAGGAATCAGCTACCACCTCAGTGATGACATTTGATGTTGAAACTGATGCTTTAAAAATCAGAGACATTACTAAAATTCATTGCTGTGCTATTTCAAACAACAAAGAGACTGTGCTTTATAGAGATCCTAAGCATTGGATTTCTATGCTTGAATCTGCTGATGTTTTAATTGGTCACAACATTATTCAGTACGACATACCAGCTATTCAAAAGGTTTATCCAAAATTCAAACCAAAAGGAAAATTAATTGACACTTTAATTTTGTGTCGAATGTTGTATCCAAATGTTTTGGATTTGGATTTTAAAAAGAAGTGGGTTGGTATGCCGATACAGCTTTATGGTCGTCACAGCCTTGAAGCGTATGGGTTTCGTTTAGGTCATACCAAACGACACGCTGATTTGTCTGACTTCAGTGTGCTATCTGATGAACTGGTTGAGCGTTGCGTCTGTGATGTTGAATTAAACGTTAAGCTATGGCATCGGTTGCAACCGAAAATCGAAAGCATCCCTTGTGCCGTAGATCTTGAGATGGGATTTGCAAGTCTCATTTCAAAACAAGAACAATCAGGGTTTCCGTTTGATGTTCAAGGGGCACTCAAATTGGAAGCCTTGATTAACGAACAACTAAATACTCTCAACGAACGCTTGCGACAACGGTTCCCGTTTGTTGACGGAGGTATCTTCACTCCCAAGAAAGATAATGTGAAACGGGGGTACGTAGCTAACGCAGCTATGTCTCGTCTTTCGGAACTAAATCCGAACTCACGAGATCACATTGCTTGGGTGCTTCAGAATTATTTGGATTGGCAGCCAAAGGATTTCACTGACACTGGTAAACCCAAGGTTGATGAAAAAATTCTGGAGAAGATTCCTGGAGCTGAGGATTTTGTTTCATACCTCACGCTTCAAAAACGACTAGGACAACTGAGCACTGGTAACAATGCTTGGTTGAAGCTAGTTGAGCGTGACAATCGTATTCACGGCAGTGTGATCACGGTTGGTTGTGCCACCGCTCGCTGTAGCCACGTCAGCCCCAACATGGCCCAGGTTCCTGCTGTCAGGTCAGTCCTGGGACCGGAGTGCCGAGCTTTGTTTGTACCTGATGATCAACCGAGGGGTCGGTTACGGAAGAAACGCAAACAGGTTGGCGTGGACCTCAGCGGTATTGAGGCAAGATGTTTAGCTCATTACCTTTGGCCGTTTGACGACGGTAAATTTGCTGATGAAGTTTTGAATGGTGACATTCATACAGCAAATCAAAAAGCTGCTGGTCTTGAAACTAGAGATCAAGCAAAGACATTTTTCTACGCTTTGATGTATGGAGCTGGTGCCGAAAAACTAGGTACTATCACAAATCAAAATGGAGCCAAGTTAAAGCAGCGATACTTTAAAAACATGCCTGCTCTCGGTGAGTTAACAAAACGAGTAAACGAGAAAGCAGAACGCGAAGGTTTTGTTAAAGCTTTAGATGGCAGAAAAATACAGATTAGATCGTCACATAGTTCTCTTAATTTTTTGTTGCAATCAGCAGGAGCGTTGATATCAAAAGTTTGGTATATCAAATGTTTTGAGTTGATTGAACAATTTGGTTTGATTTACGACAAAGATTGGAATTTTCTTGCTCACGTTCATGACGAAATTCAATTTTCAGTTGTTGAAGACCATGCAGAACGACTTGGAAGTCTCGCAGTTGAAGCTGCTGCCTTGGCAGGAGAATCTCTTGGATTACGAATTAAAGTCGATGCTGAATACAAAATCGGAAATAATTGGGCAGAGTGCCACTAAAACTTGTACTATTTGTGAGCAAGAAAAACCCTCAACTGCTTTTAGTAGAGACAAGCAAAAGGCAGATGGGTTTTATCCTCATTGCAAAATTTGTAACAATTTAAACAGTAAAAATCGGAAGAAATTACGAAAACAAAACCCTCCACCAAAAGACAGTACATGCGAATGTTGCGGAAAGGTTAAAAAATTAGTTTTGGATCATTGCCATAAAACACAGCAGTTCAGAGGCTGGCTTTGTAGCGATTGCAACGTTGCTTTGGGAAAGCTTGGTGACAATACAGAAGGTGTCCTAAAAGCTCTGGACTACTTAGAACGAAAGAATATGCTTAATGCACACCAACACGGAGGTACTAATGACTTGGCTGCTGCTTGATGCAGATATGCTGCTGTATCAAACGGTAGCTAGCTGCGAAGTTGAAATTGAATGGTGCCCAGACACCATTACGACGCATCTTCCTTTAAAAGAAGCAAAGCTTATGTTTACTGATCTTCTTGAACACAAAAAGAAGCAAGCTAAAGCTAACAAAGTAACCCTGTGTTGGACAGCGGAAACAAACTTTCGTAAAAAAGTTGATCCCACTTACAAAGGAAACAGAGTGAGTTATCACCGTCGTAAACCTGTTGGGTTTTCAACAACTAGAACTTGGGCGGAACAAACGTATCCCTCAGAGTGCTGGTATGACCTAGAAGGAGATGATGTTTTGGGTGTTTTAGGTACTAGGTTTTCAGATGAAACTGTGATTTGGTCTGGCGATAAAGATCTTCAACAAATTCCAGGTCTCCATTTGGATAACGAAGGTAGTATTTATAACATTTCTCAACTTCAAGCTGATGTCTATTTTTATCGTCAGATTCTTACCGGCGATTCCACTGATGGCTATCCTGGTTGTCCTGGGATTGGACCAAAAACAGCGGAAAAGCTCATTACAGAAAAAGACTTTACAGAATCTTCCGCATGGAGAACTGTAAAAGAACAGTACAAAAAGAAGAACCTTAGCGAGTCTTATGCTTTGGTTCAAGCTCGTCTTGCCCGAATCCTCCGAAACACTGAGTACACCTTTAATGAATTGCAACTATGGACTCCACTTCAGATCCCATCAACCCACACCACTACGCCTTTGACGAAGGAGTAATTGAATGTATTGATTACATTGAAAGCCACGCTTTTGATTTTTTAGAAGGAAACGTAATTAAATACGTAACTAGGTATCAACACAAAAACGGTTGTGAAGATCTTAAAAAAGCAAAGTGGTATCTCGAACGCCTCATTAAACGCACTGAGGAATACGAAAACAAAACAAACAACAGCAGAATTTACAAAGCAATTCTTGAATCAGATGAATCCGAGTTCCAACTCAACAACAGTCAAAAATTGGATGATTGAAGCTGATCAGATCAAAAATCCAGATCCTGATCAACAGCTAACTTTTGTGGAAGAAGAGTTTTATGAACTCCTTCACGCTTGGGAGCACGAAACAAGACCACAAGTAATTAAAGAAGCTTGTGATGTTTTGTGGGTTGTTTATGGGCTTCTTCATTCTTTAGATGTTGACCCTGATGAAGCGTTCCAAAGGATAGCTACTTCAAATTATTCAAAACTTCCGTTTGTTAAAAAGAACGGAAAAGTTCAAAAAGGCCCAAATTACGAACCACCAAATTTGACTGATTTATGAAAAACTATGAAAGCATCGTTTTTCAAATACCTAAAGAAGCTTGGCAGTTTGTTTATGGTGTTTGCGATGAAACCGAAGACGAAAATGGAGATCTAGGTATTACCTTTTATTGGGATACCAATGAGCATCCAGAGCTAGAACCTCTCAATCTTTTATCCCATGAAGATTGGGAAGAATTTGTAACCACCGCAATTGAAAACGCATTAAAAAATGAAGAACAAAGAATCGCTCAATCCAGCAATTGCAATGACGGGCCGAGTGGAGAGCTGGATCAAAAACCCGACACGCCGCTACCCAGTTAGCTGCACAGTTTTTGTAGTTGAAGACACAATGGATGAAAATCCTGATGGTCTTGAAGGTTCTTGGCAATTTGCTAGTAAGGCTCTTCGTTACGGAGCAGGTGTAGCTATTCACCTTTCAAAGCTTCGTGCAAAAGGAACAGAAAATAAGCACGGAATGATTGCTTCTGGGCCTTGTGGGTTTATGGAGATTTATTCCAAATTTAATGAGATTCTTCGTCGTGGTGGTACTTACCGCAATGGTGCAATTGTCGCTCATCTTGACGCAGATCATCCTGACATTTTGGAGTTTGTTAATTACGATCGTGCTCGGATTCCTTGGATTAAGCGCTGTGTCAACGTGGATTCAAACGTTATTAACGAGCCAGATAAACTAGCTGCAATTATGGATGCTGCCCGCAAGGGTGATGTTTGGATTGTTAAAAAGCAATACGACAAAAACGGCGAACGAATTTATTCCAATGTGTGTCAAGAGATTCTTTTGAAATCTCGTGATACTTGTTTGCTTACTCACGTCAACCTTGGCATTACAGAAATTAAAGACATTTCTAAAGCTTTTGTTGATGGCATGAAGTTTCTTTGTGAGCTTTATAAAAAGACAGGTGTAAATGAATCTGGTATTTACACACGAAAAGATAATCAAGTTGGTCTTGGTGTTCTTGGTCTTGCCAATCTTTTGGCTATTGAAGGTATTAAATATGAAGAGTTTGTAGCGGCTTTGCGTCGTCAAAATCTTGGTGTTGGCTCTTTGGATACCAAAGCAGAGCAGCTCGCCAAAGCCCTCTACGATGGCTTCCAAGAGGCCTCTAAGGTGGCTGATGAGTACAAGATGTCACGAGCCTTTACCGTGGCTCCTACAGCCTCCTGTGCTTATCGTTATGTGGATCGTGAGGGGTTTACTACAGCACCTGAGATTTCTCCACCTATTAGCAGAGAAGTAGATCGTGATAGTTCTACTTTGGGAGTGCAAAGTTATAAGTTCAATCCCAAATGTGAGACAGCAGAAGAAGTTGGTTGGGATGTATTTTTTGAGCTTAATTGTGAGTGGCAACGACTCATGGATAGCACAGAAAAAGCTCACGCAATTTCTATGAATTGGTGGTCAGATATGACAACAATGGACCGTCAATTTATGGCACGATGGATTAACTCCCCCCTGAAAAGTTTGTATTACTCACTTCAAGTAATGTCAGATACTCAGGATAAAACAGACGCTTACGCCGCTTTAAAGGATGTAAATGTTGATGATTATCTGAGTCAAATTCTTGCGGGGGAAAGTGTTGGACCTCAATGCGATTGTGCCGAATGATGAACCCGTATCAAAAACTTCTTTCCCGGAAACGTACCTGGACTCCTGTTAAACAAACCAAAGGCAAGCTCAAAGAAGGAGCAGAAGAAACGCTTTATCGCGCTTTGGCTCTTCGTCAACTTGAGCTTCCTGTTGGAGAATTTATTAACGAAGCTCTTAAATCTGAAGTTCCTGAAGCATCGCGTGAAGTTCTTTTGTCAAACATCAAAGATGAGGAAAAACATGACACAGCTCTCGGATATGCAGCAGCAGCATTGGGTGTTGACCCACAAGCTGAAGAGGAAGCACGACGCCTTAAAGAAGCTTGGATCGCTCATCCAGACCACACCGTACTCAAAGCAATGGTGGCTGAGAGAGCTATCTTCTTTGTTCTCCTCCCGTTCTTTCGCTTCTGTGGAGACAGCGGACTGAGAACGGTATCAGCAGACATTAGCCGTGATGAACAAGTTCACGTTGCTACCAATAGCCTTGTTTGTCGTGAGTTGGGGCTTACTGTCAGTCCTTCTCTTGATAAGCTCCGCAAAGCAACTATTAATTGGGTGATGCAACCTCTTGGTAAATCAGAAGACAAACATCTTGATCGTCAGTTTTGGTTGGATCAAAGCGACAGTTTGATGTATGCAGGACGTGCTGAGGGTCTTATTGAAACTCAACGGGCTCGTATGCCTGCGTTTTTTGAAATGAGTAATTCTGATCTACCAAGCTACGCTTAATAAAGAACAAACAGAGCCATGGCTTTTCCTACCAGAGAATCTTTAATTGATCAATACGCTAGACAAACTTTCTTTCCTTCTTATATGAATTGGGCAAGAAGTAAGTTTGGCGAAGATGCTGGACGTTTAAAGGCTAATGATCCTCGAATTATTAATCCTTTTAAAAATTTAGTTCTCACTGGTAGTGGTCAAAACCTTGGCTCTGTTTATTATCAAGAAGCTCAAAAATTTGAGAATTATTACGGCGGTTTAATTCAACAAGAATTAACTCGTCAAGAACAGTTATATGCTCAAGAAATTGCTCAGCAACAAAGGCTTACACAAGAAGCTATTGCTAGGTCTACAGCAGAAGTAGAAGCAGCACAAAAAGCGTTTTTGAGTGTTCAATCTACAGCTCAACAAGCAGCAGCAGCTCAAGATGCTTACGCAAAACAAGTCGTTGCAGAACAAAAAGCTTACGAAGAAAAGACTCTTGCTGAAATTGCAGCTACTGAACGGGAAACTGTTCAAAAAATTGAAGCCGCTACACAGCAAGCTGAGCTAATTTCTAAACGTCAACAAACAGCAGCTAAAACAGCACAACAAGTTTCAGCAACTTCTGCTTTAAAGGAAAAAGTTTCTTCTCCTGAGCAGATGCGTACTTCTGCAGAAAGACCTAAAACTCCTGTAGGACAGCCAAGGGTTTCTAGAACTCGTCTTACTGTTGGTGCTCCTGTTGGTGGCTATTCTGGTACTGCACCTGGTTCAATTACTCCTACAGGATTAAATATATGAATAAACCTTACATTGATCCTGATATTATTGAATATTTAGAACAGATGTATCCAGATAAAGCTCCTGATCTTAGTATGGATGAGAAGCTTATTTGGTTTAATGCTGGACAAGTTTCTGTTGTAAGGCATTTAAAAGAGCAATTTAAGTTGCAAGAGGAGAGCAAGTATGAATTGGCTTAACGCAATTGTTAGTCTTGCCACCGCTGGTCTTGGTGCTTATTCCGCATATAAAGCGCGTGAACAGCAAGCATCGCAGTTTAAAGAAACTAAAAAGATTCAAAAGGCAAGCACTCAAGCTGCTATTAAACAGGCAGAAGCTACTCGATCTGCAGCAATTAAAGCTCAGGAGCAGATGCGATCTTCTCTTGCTCAACAATCTGCAGCTTCTCAAAAAGAACTTGAAGCTCTCCGCAGTCGCACACTGTCTATTCAGCAACAAACAGAATCAGCTAGGGTTGCTTCTCAACGTCAACTAGAGCAAGCAAAAGCATCTTCTGAAGCTCAGCTTGCTCAATCCCGAGCTGCTTCTGAAGCTCAAATTTCACAAGCACAACAGCTTGCTGAACAACAAATTGCTCAATCAAAAGCTTTATCTCAAAAGCAAATTGCTCAAGCTAAAGCCTCTTCTCAACTTGCTTTACAACAGCGACAGCTTCAAAGTTCTATTCAAATGCAGCAGCAAGCTACACCGCCAGTTACTCAACGTGTGAGGCGTCGGGTAGGTACTCCAGCTTCAATGCGTACTGGTGTTTCCCTGGGTTCTGCTCTTGCTATTGGCGGTGGTGGTACTCCTGGTGGTAAAACTGTTTCTACTGGTACACAACTTGGTGGTCTAAATGTCTAAAGCAGCAGCTCGATACTCGGCTCTTGAGCCTGAAAAATCTACGTATCTAGATCGTGCTATCGAGTGTAGTAAATACACCTTGCCGACTCTTATTACCGATAACGATAGGAGTACAGGTAAAAATTTTTACACCAAGATTCAAACTACTTACCAAGGTCTTGGTGCTCGTGGTGTTAATAATCTTGCTAGCAAATTACTGATTGCTTTGCTACCACCCAATCAAGCTTTCTTTCGTCTTTCTGTAGACGATATGAAGCTTCAAAAAGAACTAGATAATTACAAAGAACTTCAATCTCAATTTGATCAACAGCTTGCTTTGATGGAACGTTCCGTAATGCGGGACATTGAGGAGTCTGGTGATCGCACTGCTTTGTTTGAAGCTTTAAAGCACCTAATTATTGGTGGTAACGCTTTGTTGTACGTTGCAGAAAACGGCACAAGGGTTTATCCACTTAAGTCTTTTGTTGTTAATAGGGATCCAGAAGGAAACATTCTTGAAGTAGTTGTACGAGAAGAAGTAGATCCTGATTTGCTACCAGATGGTACTGCACCAAAAACTGTTGACGGAAAATTTGCAGATAAAAGTGTGTTTCTTTATACCTACGTTCAGTGGGATTATGAAAAGAACAAATGTAATTGGTATCAAGAAGCTTACGGAAAACAAGTAGGAAAGAAAGGTTCTGTTCCTATTGAGAAAAGCCCTTGGATTCCTTTGAGGATGTTCCGAGTAGCTCATGAAAGCTATGGCCGTGGTTATGTTGAGGAACTTCTTGGAGATCTTAAAAGCCTTGAGTATCTTTCAAAAGCAATTGTTGAGGGTTCTGCAGCAGCAGCAAAGATTATCTTTCTTTGTAATCCAAACGGCACTACTCGACCTGATGCACTTGCTAGGGCTTCCAACGGCTCAATTGTTGCAGGTAACCCAAATGATGTGGCTCCGCTGCAAATGCAAAAGCAAGCTGATCTTACGGTTGCTTTAAATACTATTGCTCGTATCGAACAACGGCTTAGCTTTTCGTTTTTGCTAAACAGTGCAATTCAAGCTGGGACTTCTGGACGTGATCGCGTTACAGCAGAAGAAATCAAAATGGTTGCACAGGAACTTGAAGCAGGTCTTGGTGGTATTTATTCAATTCTTAGTGTTGAGCTTCAGTTGCCTCTTGTTAACAGGAAGATGGCTCTCATGGAGCGTCAAGGTCGCCTTCCTAAACTGCCTAAAGATATTGTCAAACCTCAGATCACTACAGGTCTCGATGCTCTTGGTCGAGGTAATGACAAGATTAAACTTATTGAGTTTCTTCAAACGATTGCTGGAACACTTGGCCCAGAGGTCATGGCACGTTATGTTAATAGCCGCGAGCTGATTACTAGACTTGCTGCCTCGGATGGTCTTGATACTTATAAGCTTATTAAGTCTGAGGAACAACTCATGGCAGAAGAGCAACAACAAGCTATGATGATGCAGCAACAGCTTGCTATGCAGGATCCTAATAACGATCCAGCCAAACAAGCCGCACTTGTTAAAGCTGAAAATGACTCAATCCGCACAACCCAAGAAGCAGCCGGAACCCCTGGCTAAAAATGAAGAGGCACCTAAGTCAAAGATGGATGAACTCATCAATCGACTTAAGAAAGAAAAGCCTGCTGTTTATGAGCAATATGTAACTGCAGCTCGCAATAAACGACCTGTTTGGGTTTATCCTGATCTGACCGTTCGTATTGGTTGATCATGGAAGTTATTGCTGACAACGTTCTGTCTCAAGAGACTGGACCTTATAACGAGCAAGATCTTCAAACTATTAATGAAGATCAGCAACAAGAAGAGCAACAAAATGAAGAGCTAATTGGCGGCAAGTTTAAATCTGCTGATGATCTTCTTAAGGCTTATCAAGAACTTGAGAAAAAACTTGGTAGTCAAAACAATCAAGTTGCTGACAATACCGAAGAAACTCAACAACCTGAAGATCAACAACAACAAGAAGAGGTTTCTGTTCTTTCCGAAGAGCAAGAAATTACTATTGTTGAAAGCATTGGTGGTTCAGAAGAGTTTACTTCTGTCCAAGAGTGGGCTAAACAAAATCTTGATCAAGCTGAACTTGATGCTTACAACCGCGAAGTAAATAGCGGTGATTATTATCGAGCACGTAACGCTTTGCAATCTCTTCATTACGCTTACCAAGACAACACAGGATCTGAACCTGAACTTCTAGGTGGGAAACTTTCTGCAAATAGCAACGATGTATTTCGTTCTACTCAGGAAGTAATGGAAGCAATGAGTGATCCTCGTTATTTGAAGGACACTGCTTATACCCAAGATGTACAAGATAAACTCGTTCGTAGCGACGTTCTTGGTCCTAGGGGTTAATATTTAAATAAGCGAACGTATGTATTGTTGCCGCTGCGGCGATAACAACAGTGATATACGAGCGCACGTAAACTTTTACCAACTTTATACCGATGCCTGATTTTGCATCTATCGGCCGGTTGGGTAGTATTAACGGCGTTCAATATAACGCTAATTCTGCCGCCGGTAATTATGAGCGTGAAAACGCTAACTTCCTGAAAATTTTCTCTGGTGAGGTTCTGACTACCTTTAACCGTGAGACGATTTTCAAAGATCTCACTATGAAGCGCAGTATTACTTCTGGTAAGTCTGCTAGCTTCCCCATTACTGGTCGTTTCTCTAGCCGTTACCATCGTCCTGGTGATTGGATCACTGGTCAAGGTAACAAAGGCATGATCGGTGAAAAGATCATTACTATTGATGATCTGCTGATTGCCGATGCTTCTATCTATGATCTTGATGAAGCAAAACTTCATTGGGATGTGCGCTCGATCTATTCCACTGAGCTGGGACGCGCCCTGGCTCGGGCTTTTGATCAGCGTCTTGCTCGTACCCTTCTGGCTGCTTCTGAGTCTGATGGTCGAGTAAAGGATTGGGATTCTAAGCGGTTCCAACTGGCTGGTGGTACTTATGCTTCCGTCAGCACTAACACCATCACCATGAGCGCTAACTTTGCTACGGCTGAGCTTAGCTACTGGGGTGTGGGTGAAGTTGTTTACGGCGAAGATTCTGGTGCTTACGGTGTGATCACCACTGCTCCTACCAACGGTGCTGCTACTTTCGTCATCAACCCCATCGGTTCTATCGGTACTGGTTCTAGCGCTACGTTCACTGTTGGTGAGCGTCTGTTCGTTCTGAACTCTATGCCTGGTGGTACTTCTTATACGGGTATTGACCTTGACGGTGCTTCTGACCGTAACGCTCGTGGCGATCTGATTGTTGAGAATCTGTTCAAGGCTTGCCAAGCTCTTGACGAAAAAGATGCTCCTAAAGAAGGTCGTGTGTGCGTTCTGAGCCCTGGTGCCTACTATGATGTGCTTTCTTCGGATCGCGCAATCAATGTGGACTTTAACGGGGGTGATGCTCGTAACGGCTCCATTGCTGATAACCGTGTGGCTTCTGTCGCTGGTTTCCGCCTGATGACCTCTAACCACCTTGGTATTAACAGCTATACCTCTAACCAGACTTATGCTGGTCTGAGCAACCAAGCTGCTACTACCCGTGGTGAGCGTCCTAACTACGTAAATGGTCGGGACGGTTCTGACGGTCAAGCTGCTGCTGGCTATAACGACTATTGGCAGGATGAGCAGGGTAACACCAGCTCCATCGCTAATTGCTTTGGTCTGTGCTTCACCAAAGAAGCTGTCGGTACTGTGGCTCTGAAAGACGTCTCTATGCAGATGACTGGTGCTGAGTACAAGGCTATGACTCAAAGCACCATGATGGTTGCCTCTTACGCTGTGGGTCACGGCATTCTTCGTCCTGAGTGCTGCGTGAGCCTGCTGAGCGACGGCAATCCTTATTGATAATTACTTTCAGTTAATTACCAATACAATGGGGGAAGCAGAAATGTTTCCCCCCTTTTTATTGCAATAATGGCGACTTCTAAACTCAACGCAGTTAATACGCTTCTTTCAATCATTGGTGAAGCTCCTATTAACTCTCTTAACCCACCTCTAACTGGAGACGCTAGTCTGGCAGAGCGTACTCTTGATGAGATCAGCCGTGAAGTTCAAGGTGCTGGCTGGTCTTGGAACACAATGCTTTATGATTCCATTCCTTTGGACGCTAATACAGGTCAATCCCAACTACCTGCTAACACCCTTGCAGTACGGTTCAACCCTCTTTCGTATCCGTCTCAAAGATTTGTTCTTCGTGGTTTGCGGCTTTTTGATCGCGTTAAAAATACATACGATTTGAGATCCAGTCTTGGTGTTTCTATGACTGGTAATACTAGTGATTTAATTGCAGAAATTGTAGAAGAGCTTGATTGGGATAGCATTCCAGAAACAGGTCGTCGTTATATTATGATTCGTGCTGGACGGATCTTTGCAAACCGAGCTGTTACATCTGCAAGTCTTGAAACTTATACTCAAGAAGATGAGCAAAACGCTTTGCAAATCCTGAAACGTACTGAAGATATGGCACAAAATTATAACTTTATTAGCGGTCCTGATGATAAATATGGTGGCCGTGTTACTACTATTTTTGGTCCTGACATCTTGAGCCGCTAATGTCTAGAGAACTTTTTAGCCAAATTATTGGCCCTCTCAATAAAGGAGTAAACCAACAAGCTGACAGTTTTGTGCTGCCTGGTTTTGCCAAAGTACTTGAAAACGCTAATTGTGATCTAGTTGAAGGTCTCAAAAAACGTCTTGGATCTGTCCCTGTAAAACGTATTGATACTCTTACAAAAAATGCTGGTGGTCTTTCTTTAACTACACCAATCAAATGGGATGAAGCTTGGCTGTTTGTTTATAACCGAAGTACAGCAGAACGATTTATTTTGATGGTAGTTGATGATAGTAGGACTGTTTCTAAAACAGGAACACTAACTACTGGTTCTGCTGTTGTTACTTCTGTCAGCTCTATGACAGATCTGTTTATTGGTGCTGAAGTAACTGGTAGTGGTATTCCATCTGGAACTGTAATTGTTGATATTGATGTTGCTGGTTCACGTATTACTCTTAATCAAAACGCTACTTCTACTGGATCAGCAACGCTGACAATTGAATCAAATTATACGTTTGTTACTGGTGTATCTAACGTAGAGCCAATTAGCGGTATTCTTCCTACGGTTATTCCTGTAGAACAATCCTTTACAAATATTACTTCTACTAATCTTGAATATTTTCGTGGTTCTGGTCGTGCTCGTGATCGGTTCAGAGCTACGTCGTTTCAGGATTATGTGTTTATTACAAACATTCAAAAAAAAGTTGAATATGACAGCACTGAAGTTTTAACACGATTTAATATCTCATCTATTAGCTCTAACTACAGGGCTACTAAAGCGCAGGTCAACGTTAAATTTGTTGATTACGATACTGAATATAGTGTTCACATTACTCTTGATAATGGTGATGAAATTTCTGGACATTACCTAACTCCTTCTCTTACTGATTCTTCTGGCAACCCAAACGTCGTTAGTTCTGCTGATATTGCCTCTCGTCTTGTTAGTTATACAGATACTGTTACAGGTAGTACTTCAATAGGCAGCAGTACTATTACTAGTGTTACTTCTGCTGATATTGTCAAAGTTCACGGTGGAGAACGTATTACTGGTACAGGTATTCCAGCTAATACTTTTATTGGGACTGTAAACGTAACTGCTTTAACTTTTACTCTTGTCAATGAATCTGGTACTGCTGTAAACGCTACAGCAAACGGATCTACAACTTTAACTATTGGTCACGGTCTTGATCAGGTTGATATCCACAACGAACTTACGTTTGAAGTACAAGATTCTCAAATTTTGATTGGTCTTACCAGTGGTAGCCGTTACATCACAAGTATTGTTGCTGCTGACGCTAGAGGCAATACTTTGATGGATGGTTTTACCAATCAAGTGACAAGTATTACTGAGCTTCCTAGCGCCTCTTGGGAAGGTTATACAGTCCTTGTAGCTCCTACTGGTGGTGAAGACCAAAGTTCTTATTACTTGAAGTTCAACGCAGAGAACACGACTACTAACGGCGACTACGGTCGTGGTGTTTGGGAAGAAAGCAGTGGATGGGGTACTAGAGGGAAGATTGATGACAACACAATGCCTCACGCTTTTATCTATTACAGAAACGCTGACGGTTTGATTCGGTTCTCGTTTCAACCGTTTAGTGGTTCTACTTATACCGACAGCACTGTATCTTTTGATATTCCTGGTTGGGTTGAACGCCTCGCTGGTGATGAGGATGAACTACCTGGACCTTCGTTTGTAGAAAGCACGATTAACGACTTAGTGTTTTTTAAAAACCGTCTTGGGTTTGTTAGTGGTGAAAACGTCATTCTTAGCGAGTCTGGTTCTTATTACAATTTTTGGCAGCAGTCAGCACTTCAAGTTGTAGACAGCGATCCTATTGACCTTACCGCTGTTAGTAACGACGTTGCTGTTTTGAACTATGCGTTGCAGCAACAAGATGAACTTGTGCTGTTTTCTAATGAAAACCAGTTCCGTCTTTACTCTGGTGACAACGTTACGTTTAGCCCTGAAACAGCTTCTGTTGGTCGTATTAGTTCCATCAGTATGGAACCAAGAGTTAAACCAGAACAAGTTGGACCACAAGTAATTTTTCCTGTTAAAGAGGGAGACTTTACTGGTCTTCATACTTTTATTACTACTGACCGCACTGTTGGTATTAACCTTGGTCAAACTGCTGTTATTACAGAAACAGTACCTAAATACATCCCTAAAAATCTTGACTCTCTTTCTGTTAGCCGTACTGATCAATATCTAGTTGCTCTTAGTAGCGACGATCCAGACGCTTTGTATGTTTACCAGTTTTTCTGGGAAACCTCAGGTGGTTCTTTAACTAACAGGCAAAACGCTTGGCATAAATGGACTTTCCCTAACAAACAAATCCATTGGTGTGATTTTGTTGAAGGTACTCTGTATAAACTTGTTGAGTATGACAACGATGGCACTGCTGAATTTTACCTAGAAGGTCTTAACGCTTCTAGACCACCACAAGAAGCAGGTGATTTGTATTTGCTAGATCGTCAGTTGTCTAGTTCTATTACAACTGATTTGGGTTCTGTAACGTTTAGTTATGACGCAGCAACAAACAAAACTACAGTTAATCTGCCGTATAGAACAGTTAACACAAGTCAATTTGTTGTTATCAAAGTTGATTCAACAGATAACACAGAATCTCAAAAGCGTTGGGTTGTGGCTAACGCTGTTCCTGCTGGTGTTACAAGTTTTGTTTGCGATAGTCTTGGGGATTTTTCAAGTAGCTCTTGGGTCTTTGGTGAGCAATATGCGTTTACTTTTAGGCCGCCTCAACTCATGCCTTACAGCAGAACAGCTACCGATAACACTTTCATTGGTAACCGCACTGGTCGTCTTCAGTTGCGGTATTTGGATGTTTACTATAACGATGCGCGTTATTTCACAGTAGAGGTTACCCCTTATTACAGGGATAAAGTTACGTATCAATTTGACCGTAGAGATCCTTTAAATGGAAACATTGTCATTAGTGAAGAGGAACCATTTGAAGAAGCAAAATTTAGAGCTTATATCCAAAGTAAGAATGACCAAGTTACAGTAGAGCTAGTAAACAATAGTATTGATCAGGCTAAGTTCATTGCTCTTGAGTGGACTGGATTGTATTTTGACGTTGCGAGGAAGTACGGTTAATGGACAGTTTTGCTTTTGGGATGAACACAAACCTAGGTCTTGATATTCCTAGGTATGATGTAACTCCTTTTGATTTTTCAGTTTTAGATCCAATTCCTTTTGAAGCTGGTTTTGGATTTGATTCTGGATTAGGTATTGATATCAATCAGTTTGATCTCAATAAAAACTTTTTTGTACCTCCTACAACTAATAATCCAGCAGATGTTAAACCAGTACAAGCTGGTAAAGGTCTTTTTAGTTTGCCATCTATTTTGAATATGGCTGATGCTGCTTTAAAGGCTTTTACTGCTACTGATCGTCAGCAATTTGAACAGGCAGAAGCAGCTCGTCAAACAGCAGAACAACAAAAGCAATTTTGGACTCAATACGCTAACCAGAGTCAGCAAAATTTACGTGATTATCAATATCAACTTGATTCTTATTATCGTCAAACTGATTATGTTGAACGGCGTAGGCAATATGAACTAATGCTTGAGCGTCAACAGGCTCAATATAAAAGTGATGTTGCTATTGCTGCTGCAGATAATTTTGCTAAACAACTTGCTGATCTAGATGCTCGTTTTTATGAAGAAGAAGCAAAAGACACTATTGAACTAGATAATTTGCGTATTCAAGCTGAAGCCAAAGCAGCAAAAGTAGCTTCTCGTGGTCAAGCTGGTAGAACTGTTGAACGTCTTAAGAATCAATACGATCAACAATATTTAGCAAATCTTAGCAATCGTCAAATTACTACTAAATTTAGGATTGCAGATAAGATTAAAGCTGGTGAAGCAGCTAACGTAGCGAGGGAAAATCAAGTCAGACAGGTTCGTTACTACACACCACAACCTGTGGCTGATCCAGTTAAGCCTCTTGCTCCGCTACCTATTACTGCAGTTGAACCTGCACCAGTCTCAGGTCCTAGTCCAACTTCGCTTGGTATTGAACTTGGATCTATTGCTATAGACGCCTTTAATAATTATCAAGCAATGCAACCTCCTAACCCAACGAGTGTTTGATCATGACCAGTAGCTTTGGAATTACCCCTCAACGTCAAGTACGGGATCTTGTAGCGACGCCAGAGCAACCCGTAGCTCTTCCTGCTCCTGCAGCTCCAGCACAGGCTCCTCAAAGGGTTGGTGGGCAACTTCTATACGGTAGACAGTTTCAGCCTGATACAGCCACTGAACAGCGTCTTAGAAGTATTGAGAAGTTCCTTAGCGATGGTGGTGTTTTTGATCAAACTCAAAAAATTGTTTTTGAAAACTATAAAGAGCAAAAGAAACAAGAAGCCATAAATTTACTTTCTTCTGAAACGCGGGCATATCAAGATTCACTTGATAACGCAAAAGATACAAGAGTTCTCAGAGAAAGCAATCAACCTGAACTAGCACGACAAAACATCCTTAGAAACCCTTGGGTTAATTACTTTTACTACGACACTAAAGCTACAAATGCTGGTAAATCTGTAGCTGTAGAGCTTGCTAATTGGGGCAAACAAAACTCAGATAAACTTGCAGAACTTCCTGAACCAGAGCGTGCTGCAGCTTTGGCGGTTAAGACTCAGGAGTTGATGAAACCTTATGCAGATGTTCCTAGTGCTTTTAGATCTGCAAAAGTTGATCCTCTTGTTAGTAACGTTCTTGTTGATCTTAAAAATGAGATCATTCAAAAAACGTATCAACGCAAAGTACTAACTGATCGTCAAACAACAATTGATAAATTTTATGGTGGTGTAAACCTTGGTGCTCAATTAATTAAAGGTTCCATTGGATCAAAAGAGGGGATGATCCTTGGGCAGCAACAACTGCAGAGTGGTTATAACGATGCTTATAACTATTTTGTAAACATGCGTGGTTACTCAGAAAAAGAGTTTCACAACGTTTTGTTTAGTGAAATGGGGCGGTTATTTATTGATAATGACGGCGATACTTATAACGATATTGGCGAAACTTATGGGTTTACAAACATTGTAAATTCCTTTAAAAACATCACCACTAAAGATGGTTTGCCTGTATTAACTCTCCGTAATGAAAAAGGTGAAACATTACAATCAATTATTGAGGCTGGTGCTGTTCAAGCCGTAAAACGTAGCGAAATTTTTGCTGCGTCTATTGAACGAAATATTACTAGGGCCAAACGTGAATGGGAGCGTACTCTTACTACTGATTCTGTTAATTTTTACGCCAATAACCCAACTCCTACCGAAGCTCAAATTACAGAGCAACGAGCCCTTGCTAAATCTGTAAACCTTGAAGCAGCACGATCTGGTCTTCTTCCTGAGGGTGTTTCTCTTTCTGAAGCTAATGATCGTGTAGACAAAATCTATCCGTATCAATACAAAGAGCTTAGTCCTGGTGATGAGGCTTTGCTTAAAGCAGAAGTTTTGGAACGTATTAATAAAGGTGAAACTGAACTACCTCCAGAACTACAGCAACGTCTTGAAGGAACTAACGTTCTTGGTTTTGCTATCACTGAATTTGCAAAAGCTAGCCGCAACGCTGGTGATGTTGATTTTCAATCTGCTAAGAAAAGCATTGTTACTGAACTTGTTAAAGGTCTTAAAGCTAATTTTGCAAAAGACCCTGAGTATCAAAACAACGTAAAACTAAAAGGTGAGATCCCTAAAATTGCTAGAGATAGCCTTAATAACGCAGTGCTTCAAGCTTCTCCACGCCTTAGAGCAGAAGCAGATGCGTTTATTATGCAAGAACTTCAAAAGGCTAAAAATAACGGACAAAATATTGCTGATCCAAATGTTCAGTTTGAAATACTAAATCGGGCTCAAGCTGCTTTTTATGACAGGAATGAATATAACAACATTGATTCTTATTACAACACCACTACAGGTGCTCAGTCTGCAGGCCCACCGTTAGGTTTTGATAACTCTGCTCAAGGTGGTGGTGTTTCTAAACCTTGGGATATCAAAATTAACGACACTGATAACCGCAGAGCTTTTGCTTCTGTTGCTTCCACTTATTTTGGACAAAACACAACAAAAATGCGTGATTATCTTCGTAGTAATTACGTTTTAAATCAAACTGAAATTGGTGAAATTAACTCTGTTTTGCAAACTGGTGATACCTCAAAACTTAGTCAAAGTACTCGTAGAAGTCTTGCTAATTTGCAACGTGCTTTTAACGGAAAAATTACCACAGAAGAACTTGTAAAACTGCAAGCTAATAGGTTCTTCAACGGTAATGTTCCTCCTGTTTTTAACGAAAACGCTAAAAAGATACAAGCCAGCACTAGACCAGCTAACGGTGGAGGTGGTGTAAAACCACAAGATACAAGCATTGTTATTACAAATTGGCATCACGGACACTCTTCCAACAGAGCTGTTGATTTTGTTATTGAACGTCAAGGTGGTCAAATTTCTAACCCAGTGCCTGCTCCGTTTAGTGGTCAAATTGTTTCTGCTGGACGTGAAGGTGGTTTTGGTTTGGCGATGGTTATCCGAGCTGATTCAAATGGTCCTGGGTATAAAAAGGGAGATCTTGTTCGTATTGCACACCTAGCTTCGTTGTATTACAAACCTGGACAACGGATTCAGCGTGGTATGCCGATTGGTAAATCTGGAGACGGTGTAGGACCTTCTGACAGTCGTCCAGGATATTCAGGCACTGGAGCTGGTGATAACGGTCATGTTCACATTCAGCTTTACCGTCCTGCAGGTGCTTTTCATCAACATCAATACTCTCAAGAAGTTCAAAACACTTTTGTCCGTCGTGCTTACTTGCCGCTGTTTAAAGGCACTAGATAGCAATTTTCAGTTATATCCATTAGTTTGGAGGAAGCGGATTTTATCTACTTCCTCAAATGCCTTATATCCCCCTTCGTAACGGCCAATCAGTATTTATTGAAAACCAAGAAGAAGCAAATAGGCGATATCAAGAAGAGTGGGGACAAGTTTCCCCTGCAGCGCCTAAAGCTTCGGCTAAACCTCAACAAAAACCAGTAAAGCAAAAAAGCGCAAGTGGTTTTGTTCAAGATGTTCTTGGCAAACTTGATTCCTATGCTCGTGCTACAAACCCTATTTACAACACGGTTCGTACTGTTGCTGATATAAAAGTTCCTACTGTTGAAGGACAAAAAGAGAAAACAACAACTCTTGGACAGGAAGCTCCTAGGGTTGCTCGTGATGCGGTACGGAAGATCGTAAACGATCCTATTGCTGCTGGTGAGATGGCCTCAGCAGTAACTCAAGATGGCGCAAAAATGAGCCTTCTTGGCAACATGACTACTGGCAACCTTCAACGCGATAAAGAAGAAGAACTTAAAAAAGCAAAACAAGCTGAAGCAGCTCTAGACGCTTTGCAACGTACTGGTAAAGATCCTCAAGGTTTTAGTTACGGTATTAAACCAAGCACTCCTATTATTGGTCCGTTGTTTAGTGATGATAGTGAATTTGTAGAAAAAGAAGTAAAACCAAAATCTGCTGTTGGCAGGTTTTCTTCTGCTGTTCTTTCTTCTGTTGGTTTTGATGCTGGTGTAACAAGACTTATTAAAGCTCCACGTCTTGTTAACGCAACAGTACAAACTGCTCCTGGCATTAGGCAAATCATTAAAGACCGCAATATTCAACAAGGTCTTAAAAGTGGTGTTTCTTTTGTGTTGAAAGATCTTGTTCCTGAAGCTATTCAGGATGCAGTATTTTTCATGCCTGAAGCTCCTGCTGCACTTCAAGCTGAACTAAAGAAAGTACGTGAACTTCAAACTGAAGAACAACGTATTGCTGCTATGCAAGCTTTGATGGCAAATACTGATGAAGAGTTTAACTTCTCAATGGAGCTGCTTAAAAACACAGCAGAAGGAACAGCAGCAATTATTGGTCTTCGTGGTCTTTTTAAAGCTGCAAATATTGCCCTTAAAAAGATTAATAGCGGTACTACAACACAAAAAGCTATTGATGAAGCTGTTCAAGAAATCACTCCTGAAGCAAGGGTAGAGATTGAAACTGAAGTTGTAAATAAAGCAAACGTTGTTCTTGAAGAAAATATTGGTAACGTTACAGCTCGTCTTCATAACAAAATTGATGAAAACGTAGCAAACGTTGCGTTTGGTATGAGGGCTGGTGCTGAGTCTTATCTAAAAAAGCAAAAAGAGTTCACTCCTAATCTTCAACGCCTTGATAAAGAACTTGCAGATATTCCTGATGTAACCGCTGATCTTGAGACTGTCGCAAAACAAAGCGAACTACTCAAGAAAAAGCTCAGCGTAGGCACTACAGAAGAAATCGCAGCTAAACGTGATTTGATCCAAGCACGTCTCAATGCTTACGAAACCGAGATGAGGCTTGATCCTGAGTGGATTAAGAAAAGCACTGGTACAGGTAAACGACGCAGTAAAAACGCTACAAAACTTCGTAAAGTCACTGAGGCTGCTAGGGAGCTTCAAGAACTTCAAGCACTTGAACTAAAGGTACGGCAGTTAGAAAACGTTCAACTGCAACGTGCTGGAAAAGCTGCTGAAATTGAAAAAGCAGCTCTTGGTGTCGTAACAGACACTGTTCCGTTTACTAACGCTTTGAACGATGCTCGTATTTTGATCAACGCTTTGGATGAGCTAGATGCAGAACGAGCTGGGTATCTTGAAGCTAAAAACGCTCAACTGTTTAGGGAAAATCGTCTTGATGAGATCGATACTAATTACAACCTTCCTGGTCCTTTTGGTGAGGCTTATCGTCAGCTAAAAGACATCCTTAACGCTGCTGAACAAGCTTCTGTATCTAGAAACCTTAATCCTGAATTTGTTCAAACTGTAATTAAACAGGTTGATGAAATTCACAACAAGGTAATTGATAACGGAGGTCTTGCTCCTATTTATCCTGAACTGCCTCCTGGACTGCTGGAAGACACAGAAGCAGCGGTTCCACAGCAGGTACGTGAGCAGCTCTCTGGAGAGGCCTCTGAAGCGATGCTAGAGCCCAAAGCTGCAGCACCTGTGGAAAACGTTTTTCCTGTCACTAAAACAGATCAAGGAGAAGTTGTTGTTGATACTGATGAGCTACAACAACGTCGCGCTTTGGCTGAAAGTACTCCTGGTACTGATGTTGGTATTTCTGCAGAAAAAGCTATTGCTCAAACAAAACGAGAACTTGGTATTAGCCAAGATCCTGCTGAAACAATTCAAACGCTTGAAGAGTTTAGCCAACAAGAAGCTGACAAACTTGCAGAATGGACTCGTATTTATGAGAAAACTGGTAGTGAAGATGCTGCTGATGCTGCACTTAAAATTTTCAACACTAACGCTCGTAAATATGTAACTGATTTTGAAAACGCTCCTGCTATTGCTGCTGTTTTTGAAGGTATTAAACGTAAGAAAATTCTTCCTGCTCAATACGCAAAAGCTATCCGTACTTTGAGTTCTTTTATCGGTGACGGTAATACTGAGCTACGTATGGCTGCTGCTTTTATTGAATCACGTAAATTTGGAAAAGACATCCAAGATAACCTCAATAAAATTATGGTTCCAGTTGCGACGCTGGACAGTAACGCAGCCAAGACTCTTGCTGCTGCTCGTGATTTTAGAAAGATCCTTCGTGGTGAAGAAGTAGAAGGTCTTGATCGTGCTACTGCTCTTGAAGAATTTGCTACTCAGTTCAAACTGTTTACTCTTAATGCTTCTGCTCTTAATGAGTTGTTTTATGGCGTTGGTAACGCTTTGAGGCAATTTTCAAAAACAGCTCGAGTGAGGTTTGATGTACGTGATCCAAAAGTTCTATTTGATGAACTGAACAAACAACTAGCTTCAATGGGAAATGTTGATGAATTTACATCTTCTCTAAGTAAAGAAGCACAAAATTCTCGTGTTGAGTTTGATCAACGTATTGGTCAGTTCTTTGAAAAAGTTAAAAAAGGTGAAGATCTAACTGAAGAAGAACTTACTGGCATGGAGGCTTTGATTGAAAAAGTTTATGAAGCTAACGGAGATTTGGATAAATTGAACGCTTTGACAGTTACTTCTGATTCAGTTCTTGCAAATTTGCAGATTGGTTCTCCTCTTAGTAACCCAGCAACTGTTGCTTCTATTCCTATTCAAGGTATTCCTGAAACAGCCCTTGAAATCACTGGTCAAGCTGTAAGCGGTCAAATTACTGGTCGTATGGCTAAATGGTTAGGTAAATCTGAATTCGCTAAAGAAACTCTTGATCAAGCTCGTTTGTCACAAGAAACTTTATTGCAACTTCGTTTTGCAATTGGCGAAGCTCTTGATGCTACCTATAACCGTTTTGTCTATGGCAAAGCAATTACAGACCCAGCTCAAGCTGCTTCTAATGCTTATGAGTTGCGTCGTAGTGGAGGCTTGAGGCGTGAAGAAGCAATCTCTCAAGACCTTGCAGCAAAACAAGTCAAAATTCCATTTATGAACTACGTCATGGAGCGTAGCGAAGATAACGAACAACTATTTGATGTAATTAATAAAACTCGTGTGTTTACAAAAGTATTCCACGATTACTTCATGCCTGGTGAAGCTTGGGATAAACGTGGTCCTATTGGTAAATACATTCTTGGTGGAACTACTACTGCTCTTAGAAAGGTTGGTGTTGGTAAAAAAAGTTATTACCCAAGTGGTGAAAATGTAAACCTTACTATTTTTGGTCAACTTTCTGCTACTGCTGATGAGCTATCTACTGCTCTTTTTGCTAACGCAAGTGCTAGAGCAAGAGTCAACATTGAAGTTGATGAAATGATTTCTCAAGGCATTATTAAAGCTGAGCAACGTGGAGAAGAAATTACAAAACGATTAAATAAAGAAGTTTCAGAAATGTATCAACCTATTAAGGTTGGTTTTGATCAAAAAACTGTTGGTTATTCTGTTCTTGATAATCAAATTCTTCAAACTACACGAGCAGTAAACCTAACTGAAGAGCTTACTGGACCTTTTAAAAACGTAGAAGAAGCTGTAAACAAACTTAGAAAAAGTGAAAATCAAGCTCTTGCTTTGTTTGGTCGGGATGTGTTCCCGTTCCTTGTTTCGCCTATTAACGGTATTAAACGTGCTGTGATGATTTCTTACGGCGGTGAAATGGCTCAAGCTGCTATTGATGTTGCTCGTCTTGGAGTAAAAGCACTTCCTGAACAGGTGTTAGATCGTCTTCCTTCTGATTGGCGTAAAAACATTATTGATTTTGAAAGTAAATATTTCAGTAACGATCCAGCAGTGCGTAATCGTGCTCAAGGAGCTTTGGCGTTGTCTGTTGGTATTAACGCTATGGCTTGGTTCCTTGTACGAGACGGTAACCAAGATATTGTTGGTGGACTTGAAAATACCTACCGAGAAACAACAGGAGTAAGGGATTCTTACACGATTAAAGTTGGCAATTTGATGATTCCGTATCGTTACTTGCCTCTTTTGGGTAATACTCTTGCGTTACAAGCAAATATCCGAGATCTACAAGAATTTGCTCCTGGTAAAGACACGTCAAGTTTGATTGCTCTTGGTGTTGCTTCTCTTGCTAGCACTATTCTTGAAGTTCCTGCTCTTGCTGGTTTTGAACGAATTAACAAAGCTCTTCAATCTGCAAGCCAAGGTGATGCCACTAGGTTCCAGAAAATTCTTGCTGAATCTGTAGCAAAAGTTGGGGACCCTTATCTCAACCTTAGAAAGGTTGTTACCCAAGGTTTTGATCCTCGTAAACCTGCAAGCCCTGGTACTCGTTACTCAGCTAAAGGTTTTTACGAACAAGGTAAAACCATTGGTGAAACTCAAGAAAACCTATTTAATAATTTGCTAGACACGTCTCTTGGGACCTTTGGTATGGCCGCAGAATACACCGGAGTTGGTGCTTTGGCTGATGCTTTTGCTTCTACCATTAGCGGTGATCCTGGGTTCCGTGAGGCTTCTCGTAAGGCTCTGTGGTACGGCAAGCCAGGTGAAACCGTCAACGCTAACCACGCTGGTAAATGGTATCCAGTACAAGCCGTACTGGGACGTTACTGGGCGTTTCCTGACAAGCTTGAGGATGATGTGGTAGCAAAAGAAATGGTTTATAACTTGATCTCACCACCTAGAACTACTTTGTTCCAAAGCGATGGTGTAACTATTAATGATTCAATTTTGAATCGTTTTAATCATTTTCTTAATTCTGATTTTGAGTATTACCACATTGCTAACGGTAAAACTTATAAAGGTGTCCATGGTTACCTTAAAGATCTTATTGAAAGTGATCTTTATCAAAGCTACCCTAGTGTTGATTCACCTTTTAAACAAACAAGTATGTTCACTGTTCAAGTTGGTAAAGGAGCCAATTGGGACCGAGATAACAGCATGAGAAAAGTAATTCTTAAAGGTGAAGTTGATAGACTCATTAGTATCGCTAAGGAGCAATTTCTTGCTGGTGAACTTCCTAGCGGAGAGACGCCACAATATCAAGCTCCCGATGATCTCAAACAGCTTATTAAACAAAAACGTCTGACTGGAGAGTAAATGGCTTACGCATCAATCACTTATACCAGTGCTTCAGGTACTACTTTTGCACTTACAAATAGCAATGGTGATGCCATTGAATATTTGAGACAGTCTGACATTGCAGTCACTGTTAACGGTGTACTTCAAACTATTACTACTGATTACACTTATAACGCTGCTGGTACTGCAATTGTTCTCAACAGTCCAGTAAGCAACGCAACTGTTGTTATTGCTCGTACCACTGACATTGCTGATGCAACTGTTAGTTTTACTGCTGGTTCTACTCTTACAGCTCAAGACCTTAACAATTCAGATAAACAAAACCGTTTTGCTCTACAAGAGTTTTCTGATACTTACGGTGGTTTGACCACTGGTACTGGTGATCTTAGTGCTCTTGCTGGTTTTATTGGTGGTAGTGAAACGTGGGTATCTGATGATGCTCACGCTGCTACTACAGCAGGTATTGATGCTCGCATTGATGAAAAAACTGCTGACACATTAACTGATGACGTTATTGCTGGTAACGCAATTACAATCAGCGATGACACGCCCTCTACTGGTCAAATTACTATTGCCGTTACTAACGGTGCCATTGATACTGCTGAGCTTGCTGATGACGCAGTAACTACTGCAAAAATTACCGATAGCAACGTTACTACTGCAAAGATTAATAACGATGCTGTAACTACTGCCAAAATTTTGGACGGTAACGTTACTACTGCCAAACTTGCTAATGATGCTGTTACTAGCGCCAAAATTGCTGACGGCACAATTGTTGCTGGTGACTTAGCTAATAACGCTGTTACTACTGCAAAAATTCTTGATGCAAACGTTACTACTGCAAAAATTCTTGACGGTAACGTAACAACAGCAAAAATTAACGATGGTGCTGTAACTGAAGGAAAGATAGCTTCTGGTGCTGTTACTGCTACAAAAATTGGCTCTGGCGCTGTTGATTCTACAAAACTAAACAGTGCAACAATTGTTACTGCTGCAGAACAAAGCGGCCACACTACTGCTGATACAGATTTTTTTACTACAGCAGCTACTGACGCTCGTTATTTCCGCCAAGACAGCAGCGAAACTATTTCAAGTGGCGATACTTGGTCTGGTAGCGATAGCTATATTGCAACAACTGCTGCTATTGATGCTCGTATTGTTGATCTAGTTGATGATGTTGGTGGTTTTGTTCCTATTGCAAATGAAACCAGTTTTCCAACTTATAACCCAGATATTAACGTTCCTCCTGATGCTGGAACTATTATTAGCGTCAAACAAATTGTCACAACCCGTACTCCCGTTGCTGGTGTTGTAACTATTGCTAATGGTGCAGGTGCTAATACCGTAACTATTAATGGTTGTGGATCTACTGTACTTGCTTCTGGTTTTGGTGTTCTTGTTGAGACCACTTCAACACTGCATACCTATACGTTCCATCGCCTTGTTCCTAAAGCAACTGAAGTAACTACTGTTGCTGGCATTTCTAGCGACGTCACAACTGTTGCTACTAATGTTTCTGATGTTCAAACAGTTGCTGATGATTTAAATGAACCTGTTAGTGAAATTGAAACTGTTGCTACAAATATTTCTGATGTAAATACTGTTGGTACAAATATTGCTGATGTATCTACTGTTGCTACAAATATTACCGACGTAAATACTTTTGCAAACGTTTATCGTATTGCTGCTTCTGATCCAACTACTAGTCTTGATGTTGGTGATCTTGTTTTTAATACAACTGATAACAAAATTAGAATTTATAACGGTTCTAGTTGGCAAGATGGTGTAACTGCTACAGGCGATATTGTTAGTAAAACTGGAGACACTATGACAGGTGCCTTTGGTATTATTTCTGGCACTGCAGCAGCTCCTGGTCTATTTGTTTCTGGCGATCTAAACACAGGTATTTATTCGCCTGGTGCGGATCAAGTAGCGGTAGCAACTAATGGTGTTCAGCGTCTATACATCGATTCGACTGGAAGTATTGGTGTAGGAACTACAACCAAAGCCTGGGAGTCTGGGCAATACTTTGCAATTCAATTTGGCAAAGGAGGTTGTGTCTTTGGCAGGGCAGCCGGAGATGAGGACCGCAATGGATTTGCAAGCAACGCCTATCACGCTGCTGCTGGCTGGAAGTACATTGCTAGCTCGGCACACGCAACTCGTTACGATCAAAACGATGGAAATCATATTTGGTATTATGCAGGCACTGGAACTGCAGACGCAAGTGTTGCTTTTAGTGAGGCAATGCGCATCACGTCCGCAGGGCTCGTAGGCATAGGGACTAGTTCGCCTGCGACTACTCTTCATCTTTCAGCCAGTAACCCACAGATCAGACTTGAAGACTCTGATGGGACTAATCAATATGCGCAAATATATAACTCAAATGGAACCAGCACTTTTTTCAGTAGAAATAACACAAGTTACGGTCCTATTTCGCTTGTTCAATTTAACGGCACAAGCTCCGTTGCAGCGCTTTACATCGACGCCTCACAGCGAGTAGGGATTGGCACTACGAGCCCTCAAGTTCCACTTGAAGTGTATCGTGGCCCCACGGAAGGCGATATCTTAAGACTCTCTGGCAGCACAGATGGTAATGTTCGATTTC